TCTTTACTAATGTTTCTCTCTTTGTCACAATCGGTTTATCTCTGTTGTTTGGATCTCCGATCAAATAGCCTGACACCTTTACTTGGATTTTGGTTTCAAACATCCTTTCTTCTTCTGCCATGTTGTCTAGATTTTTGGTTTCAGCAAAATCTTGCTGTATGAAGGCTTCGTAAGGCCATCCGCCATTACTAAATATGAAACTGTTTAATTGCCCCGTTGTGGTAACAAATGGTGTTATCATATCATTCATTTGTTGTTGATATTCTGTCCTTGCGGTAATTGTGTACATAATGGTTATATATGATGGCAATGGCATTGAATAACTATCATAAATTGTTCTCTTTGTTGTTTTAAAGCCTTCTCTACTGTTAACAGCAGTGCCGCTTGGATCTTTTAGAATTTTTGCCTTCTCGGCATTCTCAAAATTCCTTGTTTTTTCTACATTTATTTCTTGATATGTGGTGATTGCTCCGCCTTTTGCATCTTTTCGTTCTGCAATGTGCGCTTGGAATGTTCCTTTGAAATTTGGGTCTTTAGCGATAGAGTCTCTATGAACCGTCAGCAAAGGCATAATCAATTTTCCAGCTTTGTCTCTCAATAATTGATTGTTTTTGACTTGAAAAGATCTCTCGGCTCCAAGCCACAAAACTGAAACCTTCTTGTATCCCTCGTTCGTCGATAGAGAGAGATTCATTTTTTCGTTAAGCCAGTTATAGAGCCCTGTGTCAATATTCTCAATTGTTGAGGGTTTTAGTTGTTTAAAATCAGTTGGCATTGAATAGTCCGTCCCTTGCTCTTATGCAATCTGCTTGTATCTCGAACCTGTGTTCTGGTTGTCCAAAAAGAAGTTTGGGCTCCATGATTTTAACAATTTCATAGAACACTTCTCCGTATCTCACGAAGTCTCCTTCACTGACAAATAGATCTTGGTCTTCGGTCAAGCGTCTTTTGTGAAATTTAACATTGATCTTGGTCAGTTTATCAACTCCCATATTCGATGTATATGTGCTCTCCACTCCTTGAAATTCAACAAGCGCGTGAACCCTGACCGGGGGCAAGAAGGTCTTCTCGATGGCTTCGCCATACAAAGGGTGAAAATTGGTATATTGCACATCAATGGCGAAATACAGAACCTGTTGCCCGACAACCCTTTCAATAATCTCGTCGTTTATTTGCTTGACAAGGTCCCTCTCCTTCTCTCCAAGGAACAGAGGAGGGGGTGGCTGATCTGGCTTTTTCCACTTGTTATCTGACATGCTTCTATCCTACATAAACCTTCAACGGAACATCCGTCAAAATATTCTTTGCATTTTCCGTCATTTCGTTGTCTTGCGCTATCAGCTTTGGATAAGTCATCTCATCCAACTGAGTTTTGAGTTCTTCTCTTAATTTTTCCTGCTCTGATTGAGCTTGACTTAATAGGTCAGATGCGTTAAGAGTGATAGTGTCTCCCGGTATTGGGATGGCTCCACCGAACTTTCCTCTAATTTGTCCAAGGGTCTCCTTTGACAGAGCAAGAGCAAATCTTCTGATCCACTGTTGCCCGATTGAATTGATGCTTTCAAAAGCTATGTTCTCGAACGGCAAGGTGTTCATGTTATTCACACCATGCTGTCCATCGTCCTTGTCATTCACCCATGGGTCTCCGCTTCCAACGGAAAACCTAAACCAAAACTTCTCGGGCGAGACGGTTGTTGGGGAAGGATAAAGTCTTAACTTGTTATCAATAACTTCGTATGAATAGTGGCTTGTTCTTGTGTAGAGGTGGTCTTCATATGAAATAGCCTGAACCTTATTCTGCCAAGCAGGGATCACCTGAAAAGTTGAATCATCCGCATATTGCCCATATGTGCTCATGTCACCAGTAACGTTTATTCCACCATAATAGCCGTAAAATCGCCACATCTGAACAGGGGTCACATAGTATACCTGACGGATTAAAATGCGTTTTTCTCCCACTTTTCCGTAGAATAGCGATGTATCGTCACCAGTGTCCAGAGCCTGCACAATACTCTGTAAGTCATAATCTTGCTTTTCGCTTACCGTATCAAACGATGCAGAGTAGATTGGGGTTGATCCACCCACCACTGCTTCGGTAGAGAAGGCATCGGCAATTCTGAACGCTGTCTCAAATTTGAATTTGGGATATTTTAATTCAATATTCTTTATGCCATCGTCTGTTCTACGGCCCAAGCTATTAAAAGAGCCTGTTGACGCTCCAAGAGAAGATCCAATGATATTCTTGGACTGGTGAACGTTGACAATATATGAGTATTCCAGCACGGACTCTTCATAATGTGCGTATACACTACCTGAAGTCAATTCGATGTCTAATACATCGCCTCCAAGCTTCTTATATGTGTATGCAACCTGATGACAAGCACCAGTTACAAAGGCAGCGGAGCCTGTGTAAAACCCAATGGGGCAAGCAACCGCAACCCCACCGTTTACATCTCCAGCCGCACCTATAGAGGATGTTTTTGGTAAAACAATCGCGCTATTGGTAGCGGTTGGTGTTAAAGTTGGTAATGACATTCATGAAACCTCCAATCAATGTAAATAGTCTTATATCTATTGTTTGGCTTCAATGGCTTTGATAATATTAACCTTGGTCATCGAAGGGGCTACTTCGCATCCTTTGTCTTTTGCCATTTTTAATAGATCTTTTTTTAACATTTTTAACATTGGGGGGGTCTCCAATGGAGTTCCCTTTGTTTCTGTGTTTGTTGCCGTGGTCTTGTTCGAACCCATATTTTTTAAAAACTCGGGTGCGTTTAGAGGCTCTCGGTCTTTTTTGGACTTTGTTGGGGGCTTCCTGCCGGTTCCCATGTTCTTAAGAAACTCGGGAGCTTTTAGCGGCTCTCTTTCTGTCTTTGTTGTTTCGTTGTTTTTTGTCTCCGCAAGAGCTTCAAATGTTGTGTCAAAAGTTTGTAAAATGTTGTCACAAATACTTGACACGTTGTTCATGCGATCAAGTATAATTGAGTTGTCTTCCACAACTTTTGTCATCTTTGCTTCTTGCTCTTTTGCCTTCATTTGCTCGATTCTTCGTTGCCGCCTCAAGCGCTGTGATCTTTTAGCCATATTAACTCCTTGTTAGTTTATATAATTAGATTTAAATTCGAAAAATGGCCCGAAAATAAAATTTTGGATATTGTGTTTTCTGAGCTTTTTGGTCTCAAACAGAAAAAGCCCACCGAAGTGAGCTTGATCTTAATATTGTGAAGATTAAGGTTTAGGGATTAGGTATTCCAAGTAACACAATCGGCAGCGGCTGCGCCAGCATCGGTAAAAATAATACCAGAAAGGTGCCAACTTGTTCCATCACAAATTGCATCAATATAAGATCCAACATTAACATCTGGATCGCCATCGATAGTAACAGATATAGCAGAGCCATTATCTTTTTCTGCTAGTGGGCCGGTTCCATCAACTTCCATGGTTTGTAGAATTCCCTTAAGCACACCTGCGACTGCTCCTGAAGGTGGAAATATAGTAACAGATGCAGCATCCAAAACCATTTCTGTTGCCCAAACAAATTTGCAGTATGCCCCAGCTTTGACAGGGGGGAGGAAAACATCGATATCTGCGCCGGTGTTATAATTAATAAAATAAACTTCGCCTGACTCAGATGCAGTTATTGTTTTGGCGGCAGTAATGCTTTCAACTCTTTTTAGTGATGCGTTTCTTGACGCTCTTCCAACTTTAGCCATAATTTATATCTCCTATATTCAATAAATATTTTTTGCGATCATCTCGCAATCAATAGTAAATAGTAGGCACAAAAAGAAAACCCCCAACCAAAACGGAAGGGGGTTTATTTTTAACTTCTTAAGTTAAAAATTAAGAACCAGACTCTCCAAGGAGTCCTCGAACGATAACAAGACCGTACATATCAGGACGAACCATCTTCTTAGCGTAACGGGTCATAACACCCTTACGAGGAACGAAGTCCTCTACACCGAAGATCGTAGGTGTGGTTTGCAGAGGCACATAAGGTGCGTATACATAACCAGACTCAAGGAAAGAATTCCCTTTACGTCCAACAAGTACAACATTGCGTGGGAAGTAAGGATCAACTATAACGTCGAACTTACGACTCAAAGAACCAGTCTTAACAGCACCGATGTCACCTTTATCAGCATCAGCAGTGATGTTAGCTCGGAAACCAGAGGTAAACTCAAGGATGTTAGCAACTTCAGGAGAACAAACTACAAAGTTAGCTCCACCACGAAGTGTCTTTCTGTGAATTTGAGCAGAAACGTCATTGATAGTTTCAATAAGAGTTTCATACCATTCGCTAACAGTTCCGGTGAAGTCAGGAGCAGCAGCAGTTGCACCCAATTCAGCACCAGTTACACGATTTACAAACAGACCGGGCGAACGAGACCAGTAATAAGTACTGGCAGTTGCACCGTTCACAAGATCAGCAAGGATCTCACGATCGATCTCAAGAGCGATTTGCTCAGAAAGAATAGAAGTCAATTCAACTTCAGCATCAAGGTTATGATAAGCATTCAAATCTTGACCAAGCTCAGGAGTCCACTTAGCTTTAAGCTTCTTGGTTTGAGCGGTGATCGCGATTGAATCAACCTTGATGTCGATTTCTGGAATTTCGGCAGATCCT